TCGAATTCATCAAAAATTTCATACAGATTTTTATTCATTAAAATTCCTCAATCACTTCCATTAAGTTCTTCAGTTTCATTGTCATAAAGTATTCAATAAGCTTACTTTTCGGGGCAGGCTTCATGTTGGTATAATTATATATGATATCATCTTTGATATCGTTAGGAATGAACTGGAAATCAATGAGCATTCTATTCCTGATGAATCCAATTTTTGAGTTTTCATCATACTTCTCAAAATCTTCAGATATGAATTTTTGAAGTTTTTCTTTTGTCATCGTCCTTTGCCTTTGATCTTCGACAAAGGTGTTATCCGGTGACAGAATGTTTGGGATACCATCGCCACGATCACCAGTGATGATTTTTTCTTTCAACGCTGCGACTGGATCATCCGACACGACATATTTTTTGAGTGATGGATTGTATTGCTTGATTTTAAACCCAACATCTAGAATATGATTGTGGGCTTGTAATTGTACAAAGTCACCGTCACTCGACAGAATCAAGACATTTTCATTTTGTACAATCAGAGGAGCCAAAGTACCGATGATATCATCAGCCTCTGCATTTTCAATATCAAGAATTTTGTAAGGTAGATAAATCTTCAGTTCTTCTTTGATTTTACCTAGCGTATCAAAGATAAATTTCCAATCCAAAGATGATTTCTCACGCGCAGTTTTTCTACTTGCTTTATAATGTGGAAATACAGCCTTGCGCCAATATTTCCTATTGTCACAACACAATACAGGAGCGCCATACTCCTCTTTAAACATTTTCACATTATATCGAAGAATATTCAGTACCAGATGACGAACCAAATTTTCATCTACAGTAACACCTTTTTGGTTCGTAATCTGGGGAATGATGCCCGCCAACAAAATTTGATTCAAATCAATTAAAATCATGATGTACTTTCATAGTATGAAATATCAGTATATCAGATTTTTTGCAGTTCGTCAAATAAACTACTGATTAATTTTGGTGATTTTGTAGTTTTTCTGGCAACCATACCATACCAACGATATGGTATTAATTGAGAGATATATTCCAAAGGATCAATTAATATAGCTTCAAATAAATCTTTTTCCATTACCGAACCATCATCATCTTCCTTAAATACCAATATGTGATATAAATCTCCCATTCCTATTTTTTCCAAGCTTTCTCCTGGGTCTGCATATAAAGTACGTTCGACTACGATTCCATCACTATCATCATCAGGCATGAATGCAATCATGTCATACTGCTTGTCTTTCATTTTTTGAAGTGGTTCTAGCATGGTAATCCTTTATGTGTGATTTTCTTACTCTTACCATAATCCATTGATTATAAAAATCTTCCCTCTCCATTACTTCATGCGCAAATTGTTCTTTTGCTTCCAGATAACTACACTCTCCTTTAGACTTGCATAGATGCAATATTTCTCTTTTGAATTGTTCTAACCCCAATGATTTAACATCAGATATCAATTCATTATTTGATCCATAGTAATCTTTCCAATCACTATGTACTTTTATTTTTTTCTTTTTCTTGTTTACCTGTTTAGTTTTCGAGAAATAGAAAAGTTTTTTTCCGATATATTTCTTGTTGGTGACAAGGTTCGTTATAATGTATACGAAACCATAATTATCACCAACAAGATTTTCATCAAAAATTTCTTCGTTATATATCCAAGTTAATCCCATTCGGTTTCATCATTATTAGAATCATCATCTTCTATATATTCCTCAGATAATTCTTCGATGACTTCGCCGCAAAATGGGCAATGTTCTGGCATTTCAGATGATACAATTTCTTCCATATATGATACAGCATATGAAGATTCACATAGATTGCATTCTCCATTGACTATTTTGTTTGTCATTGTTGTTCCTTTTTATTGTGCCCATACATCTCCCCAATCTCCTGATAAAGCACCTTTTGCATAATCAGTTTCACGATTTTCAAAGAAGTTGGTATGTATTGGGCTATTGATCATTGTTTCTACCCAAGGTAGAGGATTTCGTTTTACCTTAAAAATTCCTTTCAGCCCTAACGATATCAATCTACGATCAGCAATGTAGCGGATATACTTTTTAACATCCTCAGGACTCAGATTTTCCATTGGTCCGATGTTGAATGATAGATCGATGAATTTATCTTCAAGTTCCACCATTCTTTCCGCTATCTTATATAGTTTTGCCTTGAGTTCATCATTCCAAATCTCACGGTTTTCTTCTACATAAGTTCTAAACAATTTGATCATGTTCTCTGTATGCTGAGTTTCATCAACAATAGACCATGTGACAATTTGACCCATACCCTTCATTTTACCATGCCTTGGGAAGTTCAAAAGCATTATGAATGATGAGAACAATTGCATACCTTCAGTAAATGCTGAGAATACTGCGATATGGGTTGCAGTATTCTCTTTAGTTGTATTCTGCTTGGAAATATTCATGACATAATCATGCTTCTCTTTCATTTCTGCATACTCAAAAAACTCATTATATGTTGTTTCTGGTAAACCAAGAGTTTCGATCAAATGTGAGTATGCTGCGATATGTAATGCTTCCCTTGCAGCAAATCCTAAGAGCATCATTCTAACTTCTGGTTGTGGGAAATATGGTAAATAATTTGACACATATCCACCTGCTACATCGATATCACCTTGAGTGAAAAATCGAAAAATATTGGTGAGAAAATATTTTTCTTCTTTGGTTAGTTTCTTCTTCCAATCTTTTACATCCTCAAGCATAGGAACTTCACCGAACAACCAATGTGATTGTTCATGTTTGAGCCATGCGTCATATGCCCAAGGGTATGAGAATGGTTTGAAATATGTACGTTCTTCTGTTAAATTGCTATCTACTTTTTTTATCATTTTTCTTCCAATTTGTTATGTCTTTAAGAGTCTTTAAATAATATATTGAATGAAAGACTTATTCTTTGATCATAGGATTCATTTCTTTTGACACCATGCTCAAGCCAACTAGGAAATAGTAATAATTTTCCAACATAAGGTTTGTATACTAATGGGGTTTGATGAAGAATGCTACTACATCTTGCTGTTCTACCTGATATTACAGGAGAACGAAAAAATAAATCGCCGTCAATATTGGATGTTTTATAATAATAGACACCAGATAAATCAAAATCTCCATGATTGTGTATGTGTATAAAATCATTTTGTTGAGAGCATGTCAACCAAGAGATTCGTTTATATTTACCAAATGGGTACTTGACGATATCGCAATAATGTTGTACAGACTCATCAATCAATTCCGCCATCTTATTCAAATTGAATTCTGATATAACGTCACCATTAAAATAATTTGGGTGTGGATAAACCCTAATAGTCTTTCCCCATGAAGTTTCGGTCGCGTAATCGAATGTTAAATTTTTAATGTTATTATAAAATTCATCCTGTATAAGCTTTCGATTTTCTACCATTCTATTATAAATTTGTGTTGGGAACACATTATCAACCATTATATTATCTTCCATCTCAACCCTCACATGCTATACAATCATTACCTTGAGCAATTTGTGTCATATCAAGTTCTTTAATAACTTGTCTTTCAATTTTCTTCGAAACTTTATCAGCTTTACCTATCTTTTCAGAACGGCAATAATATAAGGTTTTCAGTTTATGTTTCCATGCTAAGAAATGTATGGCATGTATATATTTGATATGCGAATCTGGTCTGAAAAACAGGTTCAAGGATTGTGCTTGATCGATATATTGCTGTCTGTCGGATGCATGTTCGATGACCCAACGTTGATCGATTTCCATTGATGTTTTGAAGATATCTTTTTGTGCATCTGTCAAGATATCAAGATGTTGTATCGACCCATCATTTGCTATGATACTCGACCAAATATCGTTATATTCTTGATCATCGGGGATCTGCGATCTGATAATGCTGTCAAGATATTTGTTCTTATTCAAATGAGATCCGGATAATGTATCTTGTCTATATGCATTTGCTCGGTATGGTTCAATTGATGGTGAAGTATTCCCCATGATGATTGAAGAACTGGCATTTGGTGCAATTGCGGCAACGTGGCTGAATCTTCTACCAGTACCTTCAGCGTCTGGTGCCTCACCTCTCTCACCACCCAATGAGAGATTGGCGGCATCTAATTTCGATTTAATATTTTTAAACATCCTATTGTTTGCTACTTTCGCCATGACTCCTTCGAAAGCAATTCCATGACGCTGAAGATAAGCATGAAAACCAAGAGCACCAACGCCAATCGAACGTTCCCTCTGAGCGGAAAATCTTGCACGTTGTATGGAATCAGGAGCATTATCAATGAAATATTGCAAAACATTATCCAACATTTCGCAAACATCTTTAATAAAAAGTGCATTATCTTTCCAGTCATCATAATACTCCAAATTTAGGGACGATAGACAACATACTGCGGTACGCTCCTCATTCGTCGGAAGAATGATTTCGGAACAAAGATTCGATTGTTGAACCTTCAATCCTTTGTCTTTTAAAAATGTCGGTAATGCATTATTGCTAGTGTCGATGAAATGGATGTATGGTTCACCAGTATGCATTCGAAGTTCTAGAATCATTTGCCATAAATGTTTTGCTGACACAACTTCTCTAATTTCACCACTATGAGGATCTCTCAATTCCCAATCATCATTCGCTTCTGGATCGATCATGCACTTTTCGATAATACTCATGAACGAATCTGGTATATTCACACCA